TCATTGAAGCCGTAACTCGAGTTGCTTCTTGCTCTTAAGCACATAGAGCGGCTTGGCGACGGCCGCGGCCTTGCGCTGAAGCTCAAGGCGGTTCTGCATCTGCCGCTCCCGCAAGGACCGGCAGGCTTCCAGAAGGGCATGTCCGCGTTCCAGGGTATCGTTCTGCATGATCGCAACCTCCAATGTTCTCTATATGTTCTCTTCTGGTGAAGGAGTCAAGAGACGGGCGCTGGCGGCGGGCTCAGAATGTGGTTCGAAGGAAATGGGACAGGCTTTCGGCAATTCCCTGGCTATACGCGCCGTGGTTCTGCGTGAAATCCCAGACGATGGCGCAGGCGATCGCAAAGACGGCGATGACATATCTCATGGGCACCCCGCACGACAGGGAGGGGCTGCGCCGGAAAATCGGGCGCGGTCCTGTAACGGCCATGGTGCGCCCTGCGGTAGCGCAAGTCCATTGAATTTCGGGATTTTGCCTACACATGGCCGCGCCGGCCGGTAATCGGCGACGAAGAGGAGAGAGTGGTGCCCCCAGCAAGACTCGAACTCGCGACCCCCTGATTACAAATTAATTCAAAAGCCTTTAAAGTCATAGGTTTGTGGTGGTCGCAAGGAATTGCGATTTGCGTTTTCGGTAAGGTTTTGACTAAAGCCCTGCGACTTATCGAGCCGCTTCATAACAACCATCATCACGAAATCAGAAAGCCACATAGCGCTGACGCCGATGATGAAACCGACAGCACCGAAAGTGGCTAGCGGATCATCCGGCAACGGAACGGCGATCGAGCGCAGGAGATGCACACCCGCCGCCGTGAGGTATCCCGCCGCCAGCGCCCCGCAGAGCGGCGAGACGATGCGTTCGCGCAAACTATGTCGCGTTGAAGACAGGGCGCGAAGAAGTCCACCTGCGCCACCGGCCGCGAGCACCAGCGGATTGAGCCCAAGCGCCTCGAGCAGATCTCTCATGCCTGCCCCTTCTGAGCGCCGGTAGCGCGAATAATGGTATTCCCGCCCATATAGAGGCCGATATAGATGGTGTAGATCGTCGTAAAGGTGCCGAGATCCATCCCCATCTCGATGCCCCCGCGCGCGCCGGCCGCCTCCATCATGGCGTTGATCAGGGGGCGCACCACGACAAGCCAGGCGAGAAGGCCGTGCAGAAGCCACATGCCGGCCGGCCGCCAAAGCCAACCGAACGGCGTCTCCTTTTTCATCTCCTCGAGCATGAGCCGGTTCGCCTCACGCTGCTGCGCCGTCCAGGCCGCGATGATCTCCGGCGACTGCTCCTCGACGGCCGCGATCGCCTCCTCCTGGTCCGCCGCCGGCAGGCGCTCCAGCTCGTCGACCGACACCCCGGCCTTGCCCGCGATCGCGTCGATGATCACCCCGCCCAGCTCGCCGGCCGACCCGCCGATCCTGTCCTCGAGTATGCTCTTGACGATCGGCGCGCCAACCTTGGCGGCCGCGCCGATCAGGATCGTTGTCAGCGCGCTCATGCTGCAGCTCCCGCATAGGCTTCCGATCGCGCATCGTGCGCACGCTTCTTCACCACCATGACAGCCGCCACGACGATCGCGGCGATGATGACGCCGCCGAGAACCCAAACCGCCGCCGCGTCGATCGCGCCGGGCTCGATTGCGATCGTGCCGCCAGCCGCGCTGCCAGTGGCACCCGTAGTCTTCGCTATGTTGCCAGCCGTCTTCGCTGCCTTTTTGGCCGCCTCGGCCTCGAGCCTCGCACCGGCCTGGATCCGCTTGTCTGTCGCGCCCATATAGGCCAGCGCCATGGCGACGCCGCGCACCTCGATATCCGCCACGCGCCGGCCCCAGCCTTTGCCGAATGTCTTCCAGATCTTCAAAGACTGCATGAAGGACAGGCGAGCACGGCAGATCCGCTTGACGGTCACGGAGTGGTCGCTGCTACCGGCGGATGCCTTCAGCCATTTGATGCCGCGCGAAACGCCGGAATTGACCGCTGCGTCATAGGTCGCAAGATCGACGCCAGGAACCAAAGTGAAAGCTATGGCCGTTGGGTTCCAGTAATCCTCGCGGTAGATCGCCAGCACCTCTGCATTCGTGATCGTCTTGACATGACGATTTGGCTTACCCTTGCGCCTCAGCCATTCCGTAAACTTGCCCTGCGTGACGCCTTTCATGGTGGCGCCGCCAGGATCATCCTTGTGGTCGCTGTAAAGGCCTTCGTGCTTCGCCGTGATGGCATGGCAAATCTCGAAACGGTCGGACATGAAAACGGCTCCAGCCAGGTTGGGATGGAGCCGAGTGTAGAAGGCGGCAGAGGGGGTCAAATGCGCTCGTCAGGAAGGCGCAAGGATCTGCGTGGCGCGCTCGGCACCGAAGAGCGTCGTCGCCATGTTCTCGAGCAGCGGCCAAAGCTCGTGGTCGCTGCGATAGGATGAGGCGTAATTGAAAATGTTCTGGATGCGAACAGGCTGAGAGGTCATGGCCGTTTCGACCGCAACCGCTTCGCTATCGGTCAGGCGTGACCAGAGATCCACCGGATACAGAATGATGATTTCATCAGCCGGAACATTCGCCTCAAGAGCTGCCAGTTCGGCCGGTGATAACGGGATTTCCTCCCGCTCGCCAGTTTCAAGGTTAAATACAACACGAAACGTCATGATCAGAACTCCCACCAGACTTTAGCGGTTCCGGACAATGTAGCTGCCGAACCAGTAGAAAGCTTAATCCGCGACAGCGGTCCGGTTAGTCCGGAGCACATCGCGTTAAGAAGGTTGATACCCGGCGCTGAGTACGAGCAACTCCCTGACACTTTCCACAGGTTACCGCTCTGACGAGTAAACACGAACAATCCGGGATGTTGCGACGTGGAGCTAGTCCAAGTAATCGCAGTGGATAGAAGGTTGCCAGAGCCCACGGTAGAAGCCCCAACTGCCGAGCGCGTGCCGGAATAGCCAGAGGTGAGTATGCCGCTGCTATCTCCGATGGTAAGTTCAAGCGCCGCAGCAACAGATGCAGCAACAGACAAATCAAGAAACACACGCTGCACATCTGCCGGAATGCCCGTAAGCTCGATGGACGTACCGCTAAGTGCGATCAACCCGCCGTTTTTAAGGCTCAATTTCCCCAAGTCGATATCGGCATCCGGCATCGTTATTGTCCGGACGGTCGCCGTAGAAATCCCGGTTAGCGAGAAAGCCAGCCCCTTGGTTGCGTCAGCGGCATCCCAAAGTCGAAAGCTCGATAGGAAGTAGGCGTTGGTAATCTTGCGCGCGGTCTTGAAGATGCCGGCAACCAGTTCGGAAACCACAATCGAGGCCAGGCCAGCCGCGCTTGCGTCGTAGACGCCGAGCTTGTCCGTGTCCGCGAGGTTGGCGCCGATCAGCGCCGGCGCGCCGTTGATGGCGATACCGGTAACGTCCACATTGCTGAGATAAGTCCTGAAATGGGTTCCGTTGCCTTTCAGGATGAGGGACGTACCATTCGGCACAGTGATGGCCGCATTGCCGCCGTCAATCTCCTCGACACCATCCGGCACGATCGTCATGGCGCCCGTGTTGATGTTCTTGAAGATCGCGACAAATCCGGCGCCCAACGTCGCAGCAGAGGCGAGATTGAAGGTGATCGCCGTCGCACGGTTGCCGATGATCACCTTACCGCTGTCGCTGGCATCCACATGATTGATCGCGTCGGTTTCCACCCGCTGCACATAGCCGAGCGCACCATCGTTTCGCTCGTCGTAGCGTGCCATTGCAACGCCGCCGACGGTCACGCCGTCGCCGCCGTGCCAGCGCTTGGTGGTCTCGTTCCAGACAAGCAGGCCAGCGCCTACAATCCGGGCGGCCAGCTCTGCAGCGGATGCCTTCAGTTGCGAAATGGGAGTTGCCACGTCAAACCTCTCCGAGATTACAGGTCAGCCAGCCGCCCCAGATCACCGGGGAAGAGCGTGAGATCATCGGCCAGGCGGCCAAGGTCGTAAAAGGTGTTGGGCTCAAAGCCCGCATAGCCCGCCGTCGCCATGTCGACGAGGATCTGCGCCTGCGCATGGGACACAGCTGCGGCGGACGCGTCGTTGCTGGCCGCACCAGCCGAGACCGCCGCAGCCGCTTCCGACGCAGACGCCTCAGCGGCTGCGGCAACGGCGAGATCCTTCGCGGCCTCGATGTCCCCGGCATTCGTGCCGCCAACAAGCCGGCCGCCCTGTTTCTTCAGCAGCTCACCATCGGCGATGTCGCCCGAGACAACGAGGGCTGTTCCGCCGAAGTCCACCTTCAAGGCTCGGTCGATGTCGCGCGACTGCTCTTGCTGCGTCGCCGCAATCTTGCTGAATTCTTTCTCAAGTGCGTCCGGGTTGATCCTGGTGCCGCCCATCACGCCGGCGTCGCGCGATGCGATCCGCGCGGATCCGACGACGAACGCCGTCGTATCCTGCAGGTTTGCTGGAAACGTCACCGTGAAATTGTCGAACGGAAGTCCGTCGATCTTCTCCACCAAGGCAGATGCGATCGTGAAGCCGTCGACGTTGGGCGGACGGATCCAGACCTGCACGTCCTCGGTATCGAAGACCTTGAACGCAAACGGCCCATAGGTCGATCCGCCATTGCCGACGAGAATGCCGGTCTGGCGGATTGCGCGCGGCAACGGATACGGGTTTGTCATCGACGCCCTGCCTGGTTCCTTATCCAGGCAGGGTATCCGTCAGAGGCGGCCGTTCACTGCGTTAAGAGCGCTTTGTGGCTTTAGCGGCCTTGACCTCGAGGTGCTTCGGCAGAGGCTTGCTCGAGCAACGCATATGGATTTCCCGGGCAAACAACCTGCGCGCATCCTCCCGCTCCGCATCCGCGGCTGCCGCAATCGGAATACCAAAAGGCCCGAGCAGAAGGCCGGCACCGACGCCGATCGCCACGCGGGAGCCGGTCTTGTTGTCGAATTCCAGCGCTTTTAAGCGGATATCTTTGCACTCTTTCGAGTTGAATTTCGGATCGTCCTGCGGCAGCGACGCCGCGTACTTGTCCGGCGTGGATGTGCAGCCAGCCGCGAGCAGGCCGACCATGCCGGCGAGAATGATTTTTCGCATACTTCCCCCAAGGTGTGAATGTCCCCGGCCGCCACCTAAGCACGAGACAACCCGCGCTGGAAGGTGCTGGCTCACTCTGCCCCCAGCGCAGCCTCCGGCGCCGGCAGCCGGCGGAAGGTCACCTCACCGGGCTCCCACCAGAAACTGCCCTTGTTTTTCTGCGCGCGGAAGCTCTTATCCGCTTCCGGATCCGTCAGCCACTGCAACTGCTCGACGAAGGCGCGTCGGTATGCCGCTCTGGTCGCGGGGTGGGAGGAGAGGATAGGCGTATAGCGGCCGACATACTTCGAGAAGTTTCGGCCAAGCTTGAGATCCTCACCGCCCATGATCGTCTGGATCCCACGCAGCGTCAGATCGAGCGTGTCCCCGATGAAGGCTGCGCCTGGTCCCGGCAGGGTCTCGGCGAAGCTCTGGCCGTACCGGTTTTCGGCGCGGTTCACGAAATCCGCGAACAGGCCGCCACCGCCACCCTTCACGAAGGCCGCTCCCCAAAAGCTCGCCGTCGTCATGTCTTCTGGATCCTTTCCGCCCAGGATGTTGAGCACCTGGGTGTAGAAGGCTGCTCCGACCGTCAACGGCGCCGCCATCGAGGCAAAGAACCAAGCACCGCGGGCAACCCGTCCGCTGCGGGATTTCGCCAGCATGGAATAGACGTACATCGCCTCGAGCTGGCGGGCCGTGAAACTCATGCCGAACGACAGGAACTGCGAACCGAACTCGGCCAGCTCGCCCAGGATCGTGCCGCGCGGCGTGCCGCCGGTCAGCACGCTCTTGATGCGCGGATCCCCTGACGGCACAGAACGTTCGGACCACTGGTGGATCAGCTCGGCATACTTTTCGGCAAGCTGGCGATCGCCCGTTTTCTCGAAGACACCGCCGGGATCCAGAAAACCCATGTCGTCGATGCCGGCGCGCATCTTCTGCCAGTCGTCGGGGGTGAAGCCGAAACCGGTCATCGCCTTCTGCAGGAGCGGATCGAGATCCGCCCAGTCCGCCTTGCGCTCGGCATAGCCGCCCAACGTCTCATGCCATGCCGTTGCCTCGAGGCGCTTGCGGGCGTCGGTAAGCGGGATGAGCGCATTCCATGTCAGCGCCCGATCGGTGAGATAGCGGCTCCATTCATGGCCGAACATCTGGTCGACGAACCGGGCCTGTTCGTTCATGGTGTGCAGGTAATCATCCCACATGAACGCCCGCCGGGCCATCGCGCGCCGATCGGTATCGCGCGCGAAACGCTTGAGGATACCGCCCAGGCTCCGCGCCACTGGCAGGCCCGCAAGCCTGCGAGATGCAGCCGCAACGAATGGATCGGTCGCCGCCGCCAGGATGCCAGTCGATCCAAGCATGGCGGACGTCGCAAGGTTGCGGATATCCCCGGAGATCTTCGCCGGAGCATCCAGCACGGTTTCCCGCCCTCTCAGCGCCCGCCAGAGTCCTTCGATGCGGTAGCCGGCCCACTTTGTCGCAGAGAGGCCCGGCGGCTTTCCTGCGGCTTCTATGGCGCCCGCCTGCTGCCGGCCGATGTTTACCTGTACCGCCTGCTTGATCCATTCGACAGCCGCATCCGGGTTCGGCCCGAAACGTTCCATGGCGGCGATGTCGCGAGCCATGGAATTGATGTGGTTGAAGATCGAGCCGATCGGGTCACCGTTGCCGAACTTCTCGTTATAGGTCAGCCAGCTTTGCGCATCGCGGAAGGTGAGGAAGCGGCTTTCCTGGCGGCGGTTCGCAAGCTTGCCCTGGCCGGGGCGCATGGCGGCCGGCTGCCGGTGCGCCCAATCCTGGGAAACGATCGTCTCGAAAACATAATCGAGTGAAGCATCAAGGCCGTCGGCGCCGACCTTCGCGCCAGTGTTCGGGTTGATCATCCGCTCGGGATCCAGCAGCGGCCGAATGAACGCCTTCCACCTTTCACGGGCTTCCGCCGGCGTGCGGCCGAGTTTCGTAATGGCCCGGCGGTTGTGACTGTGGGTGATGCCCCAGTTCTCGAGCTTGCGAATGTTTCCGCCGGCCGCGTTGAAGCGCTGGCGCAGATCCTCGAGCACGCCGGAGATGGCGCCCGCCAGCGCCTTTGCCGTCGGGTTGCTCACCTCCTCGCCGTGCATGGCCCTGATGAGATCGGGAAGGTCAGCCTTGTTGCGGCGCAGACCGAGCCCTTTCGAGCGCCGGAAATGGTACATGACATCCGACAGGTCGCGATGCGCCATGGAGGTGATCGCGCTCGCCTTGCCGGCCATGGACTGGGTGCCCTTGTAGCCGTTGTGGATCATCAGCGACAAAGCTGCGTCGAGCTGGTCGGGATCGCCGGCGCGGTTCCGGTAGCTTTCCAGGAACGTTGCGACTTCCTTGCGCCGGGCCTCGGCCAGGAGCGTCTGCCGGCGCCGTTCGAACGCCTGCTCGCGAAGCTCTTTCGTCATCTCGTCACGCGCCGCGGCGGCCGCCTCGCGCTCTGTCATTCCGGGTCTCTTCTGTCGGAAGCGTGCTTCCCAGTATCGATGCAGCTCGTCGGCCTGGCGCTTGTCGATCGCACCCTGGGAAACGGCGGAATTCAGGCAGTCACGAAGGCTCATAGTTTGCAGCTCATCAAAAGATCGGCGAGGAAATTGCCTTCATCGGCCGCCTCGAGCGCTTCGCGCGTCGAGACCAGGCGCACGTTTCCGTCGCCGTCTTCCACGGGGATGAAGTCGAGAAGGCTTTCAGGGTTGCCGTTGGCGTCTACGGCGGGGTCGAGGATCTCGCCCGCCTGCTCTTCCGCCGTCCGCATGGCGGCTTCGTCGAATGGCTCGACCGCGCGCGAGGGTGCAATCGCCTGGCCTTCGATCGGGTCTAGGCCGTCTCGTGAAGCTTCGCCAGGACCTTGAGGTTGATCGCCGATTTCTTCATTTGCTCGGCCAGTTCCGGCGTTGCCGTCTCGCTCTTGCGCTCGAGCAGCGCCGCGCGGTTCAGCAGCGCCTGCTGCCGGCTCGTCGAAGAAGGGGATGTCTTCATAGTCTGGCTCATTGCGATATCCCTCGCCGATCTCGTCCGCGAATTCTGCAAGCCTAGCCTCTTCCTCGAGCGCTGCGCGATCGAATGCCGCTAATGGCGTCAGATCCTCTTGTATCATTAGATCCGTGGCTCGGACAAGGATGGCGTCGTCTATCCCACCGTCCGGCGCCACTTCCCTGAGGGCTGTCTCGAGTTGGCCGAGAAATTCGCGATATTCCGCCCGCGCCGCCAGCTGCTGGCGATAGGCATCCATGGCAGCCACCCTGTTGGCGTCAGCCGGCGAGAAGGCCGCATTGCCCCTGTTCTCTTGGTCCAGCAGATCAAGGAGATCCGCGACAGTGCTGCGCGCCGCGGCTTCGTCTGGCGTCCCGTACAAATGATTGAAGTACCCCGCCTGCGCGGCCGCCTCACGGGCATAATCGAGGCTCTGGCCCGCCGGCCGAACAAGCGCGCCACGACCAGGCACAAACTTCCGGGACAGGCCAAGCGATCGCAGCTCGCCGCCGCTTTCCCGAAGTCCACCTTCAGAGGCGATGAAATCCATGAGGGACTGCGGCGCACGCGGCTTGGCACCGACCGGGACCTTTGCCCGGGCGAGGTCATCGAGGCGGCCGGCGTCGGCGATCGCCTCAAGTTGATCAACGCGAGCCGCCACGTCATCGATGGTCGCCGCCTGTGTCTCGGCGCGCGTCTGGGCGTCGGCCTGGCGCTCGGCCGCCATGACGTCGGACAGTTCCTCGATCGCCTGGCGGTCACCGGCCATCACGCGCTCGATCTGCTCGGGCGTCACGTCAAGCGCCCTGCCGCCATCTTGCGCTTCGACAATACGCTCGACGAGATCCGGCGGCGGAAACCGGTCAGGATCTTCCGCATACCGCTGGGCCGCCTCAAGGACACGCATCTGCGAAGGCGTCGCGTCCGCCGGCAGCGCTGCCTGGTCAAGCGCGCGTTCCTCGAAAGATCGGTTGATCATCTCGAGCTTTTCCGGCCCCAGCTCGACATTCATCGCCTTGGCGAGGACCTCGACGTCACCCGGCTGCGGCCGCCCCTCGAGGACGCGCGCGGCCCGATCGGCTCCGCCTTCGCCGAGCTTGAAGACCTTCGCCAGTTCCATGCCGCCCTGCATGGTCCCGCCGAACAGGGCGCCGAAGGTCGCGGCAATGCCGGCATTGGTCAGCATGTCCTTCATGCCGTGCTCGAGGCCGGCCGCGCGCTTGCGCTCCTGGCTCATTCCCTGCAGGACCAGCTCGGAGCCGCCGTTGATCAATGCCTCTGTCGCCATCGTCTGCCCGATGCGGCCCGCAACCGTCTTGGCGGCCGATCCACCAGCGCCGAGAAAGGACATGCCCCACTGCACCGGATCGCGCGCTGCGCCCATGAGGCCGCCGACAATCTGGGCGGTGAAGCGGCCGGCCATGCCAAGTTCCGGCGACTGCGCCGCCACCGCGGCGTCGCGCTGCGCCTGCTGCATCACGCGGTTGCGCTGTTGGACGATCGGTGTCGAAAGCAACTGGTCGACAGCCTCGCGATTGGCGCCCGACAAAGCCCGCGCGCGCTCGTTGAACTCCTCCTCCTCACGCTGGCGATACTCAGGGTCTAACTCGCCGATCGACGGCATGAAGCCCGCGCCGCCGGCTTGCGAGGCCAGCACATCGGCATAGTCGCGCCCGACGCCGGTCGCTGTCCGGATCGGGTTGGGAAGCTCCTGCCCGGTGATTTCCCGGATTGCGGCGATCCGGTGGTCATAGGCCTTTTCGATGGCGGCGATGTCGGCCGTCGTGTTCTCGATCAAGCGCATGGTCTCGTCCGTGGTTCCGGCCACCTTCGACCAGGCCTCGCCCCATGTCTCCGGCCCTTCGGACGCACTTTTCGGCAATGCCGATGGATCCAGCAATTCGATCATCGATACCCCCCCGGCACGCGGGGCTCGAGCACCGGCCTCAAATCGTTGAGGTCGAGCACGATGGGATTGCCGTTCTCATCGACGATGAACATGGGCGAGGATCCTGCAGGATCACCGGTTGCGAAAGCGAAGCCGCCCTTGACGGCCACCGGCATGGCCCGCTGGAAGTCGCGAGCCGTCCAGGCCTTCCCATTCTTCGCCTTGACGCCGCCAAGGTCCGCGTCGGTCAAGGCGCCCATCAGGTCCTCGAATTTGTCCGCGCGCACGGTCGGCGGCAGCAACACTTTCTTGGGGCTGTAGAACAGGCCGCGATCGTAATCCGCGAAACCGCCGAACTGCACGCCGTTATCAAAAGTCGCGCCGGCGGCCTCCTGGTAGGCCTGCTGATAGATCTCTTTCGCGTCGTCCTTTTTCGGATCGATTCCGGCCTCATGCAGGCGCTTGCGGGCGATCGCCGCCGCCGCCTGGTCGAGGCGGTTCATTTCCGCCGGCGTGTAGGCGAGCGCTTCGCCCGAGATTTTGCGGGCTTCTGGCAGCCGTTTCGTGTTCGGCATATCGGCATAATCTTTGCCCTCGGGCGTCTTGCCGTAGCCGGCAATCAGATCGGCCGCCGCCTGGCGGTTGCCGCCGGCGGCGATCAGCGCACCGGACTGCGAGACGGCCGGCGCGACACTCCCCAGCTCGCGAAGCACGCGATCGGCATCCGGCCCGGCCGCATCCACCAGGCCGGCCGCGATGTCGAGACCGCGCTGCGAATCTGCCTTTACTGCCGCCTCAATCTGGGCCGCCTCGCCGGGGCGGAAGAACTTCGGCGTTGTGCCGAAATGCGCGCCCGCCGCCTTGGCAGCGTTGATGCGCTCCGAGAACGCGGCCGAAACCGACGCGGGATCCACGTCGCCATCGAGGGGTAGCCCTTCCGAGATCGGGAGCACGCCGAACCGCTCGGCTACCCCCAGCGGATCTGTCGCCACGTCCTTGCGATGCTGCGCGATCGTCGTCTGCGCGAAGGCGATATCGTCGGAGGTAGCGTTCTCGCCGAGCAGCTGCTTGAGGTTCTTTTCGACCTGGCCGATCGGCATGGTCCGGATCGCCTCCGAGACACGCATCCTGGAAAGGGTCGAGGAGACGATCTCCCTGCCCTTGGGCGCGGTCCCGGCGTCGAGCTGGAAGCGCGCAAGTTCCTCTGGCGTGACCGGCAAGCTCTGGGCAACGCGCTTCGCGATATCGTCACCACGCTTGGCCAGATCCGTGTCGGCCTTCGCGTCCTGCGTCCGGCGCGCGCTTTCTGCCGCGGCGAGGCCCTGATCAATCTTGCCCCAGTCGTCGGTCGTCACTCCCGTCAGCTTCCCTTCGGAATAGTCGCGGGTCATATCGGCGCGCATGGTTTTGATGTCGTCGGCGCCGAGCTTTGAGGCCTGCCGCACGTAGAAACCGACGGTGCTGTCGGATCGGCTCGATCGCTTGAACTTCTCCGCGTCGGCGAGGTCGACGATACCGCGTGCCGCCGCACTGTCCCAGTGCGCGTCGATCGAGGCCTGCAGGTCCGCCAGATCCGACGCTGCAGCATCGTCGTTCGGGTCGAGGCCAGCGAGCTGCTGGCTCTTCCGGTTCTCCAGCTCTTCCACGCGGCCGAGGAATTCGACACGGTTCTGTTGCTGCAGGCGCTCCTGTTGGGCGGCACGGGCCTTCGAGACGATACCGGCCGCCCGCTTCTTATAAGCCACCGTGTATTCCGGGGCGATCTCCTCGAATACATTGTCGCGAAGATCCGCAACCAGGCCCTCGCCGAGCGCCTTGTCGAGCATGACCGGATCGTCTTTGTACTGCTCGTAAATGGCCTGCTGGTTCTCCACCATGGCGAGGTCGGCCATTTCGAGATACGTCCGCGTACCTTGGACGTCATAGGCGCGGCCATAAACCGTGTCGCGTCCGCTGGCCTTCCAGCTGCCTGCCTTGCCAGCCGTCACCTGGATCGGTTCCTCGACCATTGTCACGCTCACGGGCCCGACGGAAGCCGGCGACGGCAGCTTGGAGTATCCGCCAACCTTTGATGTCCACTTGGAAGCAAATTGCCCCGCCGTCATGTCGGCGGATCCGCCATTGAGCCGGATGGCATCGGCACCCACGACGTCGACGGCCCGAGCATCCGGGTTGACGAGGAGTTTCGCCGCTCCGCCGGCGCCCTGCTGGTGAGCGAGATACAGCTCGCCCGGGGTCGGCTCGCGGCCGAGCCGCTGCACAAGATAGGCACGGTTGTCCTTCATCAGGCGCGCGGCGGCGTCCGAAGCGGCTGCGGGGTCGAACTTGTCGCGCAAACCGTAGCTGCGCGCCGTGCCGTCCAGGAACTGAAACAGGCCACCGGCCGTGGAGTTGGGATTGCGGGCAAGCGGATTGAACGAGCTTTCGATACCGGCAAACTGGGTCAATGCGTCGGGATCCTGACCATGCCGAATAGCGGCATCGACGATCATCTTGCGGATCTCCGCCGGCGGAACGCGCACGCGCACCCCGCCCTGCGCGCCCTTCACATGTCCGGCCTGGCCGTTGACGCTGGCTGTCGACACAGCGCCACCCCCCGTTACCTGCGCGCCGGTCGGCGCACCCGCCAGGGCATCGCGCGCGCCCGCGAGCTTGCCGGCGCGCTCTGCCTCGGCGTCTGCGCGGCGTCCCATCTCGTCGGCGATCCGGGCCAGTCCCATCGCAACCTTGCGCTCTAGGTCACCGCCAGACCGCTCGACGGCAAGCAGTCCATCGGATAGCAGAGGCTGGGCGTCGAAACGGCGGTATGAAACCGGAGAAAGCTGACGGTTCGCCATGGATCAATACCGCTCCGCAATGCTCGTGAAACCCTTGAGGCCGATGCCGACGGCGTCGATCGCTGCCGCGCTGCGCGCTCGCTTCGCCCGCTTTCGGTAATTGGCCGCGCGCTCGTCCAATCTGGCGACCCGCGTCTGCTCAGTCCCCACATCGGAGGTCAGCTCGAGATCCGCGTTGCGGAACGCGTCCTGTCGCGCCGCGTTCGGCGTCCCGAACGATAGGTCGACGCCAGATGCGGCATAGGCCACATCCTGCTCCCCAACCTGCGCCATCATTTTCTGCTTGATGCCGGCCCGTCGATTGATGCCCTGGAGCGTCTCGAGAGGCTTTTCGCGCTCGGCATCCTGTGCAGCAAGCTCGTAGGCCTCTGCATCCGCTTTGCCCGCATTGAGCGCCGACATGACGCCGAAGACGGTTGCCGTGCCCTGGAGCAACGTTGACAGAGAAAAGCCGCCGGCTGCGGCGGCACCGGCGCCAGTGGCCGCCGCACCCGCCCCGGCCGCCGCGCCGCCACCACCAAAGAGCGCACCGATTGCTGCTGCTGCTGCTTCCATTACAGTTTCACCCCCGGAATATAGTCGCGCACATTGAGGCGGCCCGGCCGCACCTGGCTGATAACGATTGTCGGATCCATGCAAGCCCCCATAAGGCCGGCAACATTGACGTGGCCCGTGAAGTTCTGTTTGGGCAGTGAGAGATCGTCGGTGGATCGATTGAGTGGAACGTCGCGCGGCGGCCGGCCGTTCGCGCCGATGGCGATGCTAGCCGTTCCCCTGAGATAAAGCCGCGCCGACCCCACCTTGCCAGGCCGACGCACGATGTCATCGTTCGGCAGGACGCGGACATAGGGCATGCTCTCATACCAGGGCGCTGCCCACAGGCCGATCTTTGCTGTTCTGGTCGGAACGTTTGTCTGGATGATACCACCCGAGACTGTAAACGGGCCGAAGACATCATTGTCTATCGTCGCCCAGACCGTCTTGCCGTTCAGAAGGGCTAGCCCTGAAGCCTGACCCGCGAGGTCGGTGGTCGTGACAAACGCGTGCTGGAAAAGGTTGTGTTTCTCCTCCTCGAGGATTTCCTCAGAGACGACCCCGTTTCGCTCGACCGTGAGCCAAACCTGCCCTTGTCCATCCACAGCCAGGGCATGCACAAGGCCACCGCCGAAAACCGGCCATTCGACGGCCGCCATGATCTCCTGGGTCTTGTTGATGACGCAACAGACCAGCCGGCCGTCCTCGCGAACGATCCAGAGCCGGTCGGAAATCATTTCCGCCGTCTTCTTCTGCACGGCCATCATCTTGATGTTGGTCACGAGATCTTCCGGCCCGCCATTGAGGTCGTTCTCGGGCGTCGGCTGAAACATTTCGGAGACAGCATCATAAGCGGCCGAATAGAGGCGGCCGCCATCATCAGACACAAAATAGACGCGCCCCTCGAGCGTAATGGGCCGGCAGCTTTTCTTGCTGCCGATCTCGATCGCACGAACCCAGTTCAACGGCTCGTTCCGCTTCACCGTGCGGTTGCTGGCGAAGTAGACCGCCTGGTTGGTGAATGCCAGGAGGTACGTCGCGTCGATGATGTGCAGGACTGTCTCGGAGCTTTCGGTTCGGAGCGCTTCCAGCCTACCCGCCGCTTCGGCCTGGCTCTTGATGCCAAGGTCAAAGTACTCCCCGCTCGCCGACATGGCGATCGCTGCGCCCTTCGCCTTGGGACCGGCATAGATCGCCCGGTCCTGAAACAGCCCCATGACACCGAAACCACCCCTGGTCGCCGAGATGAGCGGTTCGCCAGCCGTTTTGCCCACCGTCGTGTGTGCCGGCAGCGCCGATGCGCTAGTCGTGTCAAGAACAGACGCATTGAAATCATATTCCGAGCCGGTCAACGACCCACCGAAGGTGACAATGAAGGCGCGAAAAAGCGAGCCGGAAGCGCCGAGCGTAACGCTCACCCCGCTGGCAAATCCGGGAAGGTTCGCAATTGCCGCCGCGGCAGCCGCAGGAAACGCCGCCCAGTTAGCGAAGACGATCTCGATGGCATCCGTGGTGTTGCCGTCGATGGTGATGGAAAGCTGAATTGAGGCCAGACCGCTCGACCAGCGGACGTAAACCGTCCACTTGTCATCGGTTTTCACGTACGAACCACCGAGATCGACCTCAGGCAGCTGTCCGAAAGGCCAGGCGCTCACGGTCCAAAGTGTGTCATTGGCCGCGTTACGGAACAGACGTATGCCCTGCCAGATATCGGGGTGAAAAACGCCGAAGGTGTTCGCCTCGCCATAAAAGGAAAGCTCGGAGACCATCGCCTCTGTGATCTGATCCAGGAGGCCACCGATCAGCGTCGCCACCTTCACCCGATCATTTCGGTAAATCTCGACCACGCCTGGGGAGACGACGAGCGTGTACGAAAGCCATTTGTCGACCTTAAGCACCGCCTTGTTGCAGATGCTGGAAACTCCCGAACCTACAAAGGCCGAGCCGGGCAGCAGCTGAAAGCCGGATTGCGGGATGGGCTCGACACCCCGCATAAGCTTGGCGCCGGAATAGTACTGCTTGAGGTTGACCTTTCCGAGAAGACTTTGCGCCAACTGGCCGGCATTGACGCTGCTCTTGAGCTGCCCTGAAACACGCGCCATGGTCAGAGCTTCCCGTGCCATGGCCCGGATAGCGGCCCAGCGCCGGAGATCCGCGCGTCGGTCAACGGATCCTCGTGCGCTATGCCGCTTCCCTTCGGCCGCGAGGCGCTGTCCTGTGCCATCAGACGCCCAAACAGCCCACCTGTGCCCTCACGCGACGGCGTGCCAAACGCTTCGACGAGCTTGTCGCCCCGCATGTCCGCGTCCTGCCACACGGGCACGGCGAGATAGCCGCCGAGCGCGACCACGAACGCGCCGCGGAACTCCGGCGGCCAGATATCCGGATTGACGGCAACCTTGACCTGGGACCAGGTGTCGGTTTCGTCGCAGAAGAGTTTCCCCTCCTCGATGGTGAAATCACGGAGCGGTCGGCGCGATCGCGGATCGCTCAGATTCAGGAGGGGGTTGCCGATCCGGTCTCCGGGCAGATCGAAGCCGTAGCAGTAGCCGTTCTCGGGCATATCGGCATGGCGTACGTTCTTGTAAGTCTTGAGCGCGAAGCTCCAGTCATGCATGCCGAACACACGGTCAACGACAGGCTGCCATGTGTTCTCGATCTGCTCGGCAAGCTCGCTGCCGTCATCAACGGAAAACATCGGCCCGGCGCCGATATCCGTTAGCGCCCAATTGATGATCGTCACCTTGTCGATCGTCGACATGCCGGAGCCCACCCGCAAAAAGAAAACCGTGGCCAGCAGGTTACCGGCCACGGTGGAGAGTTGACTGCGAAGCAGTGGGGATCAGGTGCCGGCGGCGTCACCATCGTACGCGACGGTGACGTTGCCGCTGGCGGGAACGGCCGTGAAGCGGAACGCAATGCGATCACTCGTGCCGTCGACGTCGATGATTGCATCCACGCAGTCGCCAACCTTGACCGTGTCGCGTGCGTTGTTGAAGTAGCCAGCGGCGACGACTTCGGCGGCGGTGTCGTTGGTGCCATAATTGTACCAGGACACCTGACGGTTTCCCGCAAGGGTGACGGTGTTGTAGCGCTTGAGCGCCCGGATTTCCAAAGCCATGACGGCCTCCATATGGTTTCGTTCGAGCGTGAAGGCCGGACATTGCTGCCCGACCTGCCATTTCGATGAGCTAGATGCGCGTGGCAGTCTTGATTGCCAGCTTGCGAACGCGCTTCACGCCTTCCGGCAGGATGCCGACGGCCGCGCCCGACAGCTGGACCTTGCAGAGGTTCGGCGTACCTTCCATTTCGGGAAGCGGGTCGATCGTCATGTTCTCCTGGTCCCATTCGATCTCGCAGCCGACCGCGCTCTGCGTCCATGCGAAGGTGTCGAGGTAATCGGAGCCGGTGAAGCCGGGCGTGCCGGGAACGTACGCGCCCGTGCCGTAGACGAAGTGCTCGTCGGGGATGCCGAGAATATGGACGTTCCTGAACGTCTTTTTGCTGATCCGTCCATTCACGGCAAACGGCAGTTCCTTGTTGCCCTGATAGTCGGCATTCGAGAACTCCTTGTACATCAGGAGTTGCGAAAACCACACATGGGGGATCGCCCAGTAGGCGTCTTCGTCGGCGCCCGCGCCGGCGATAGCATCCGAAACAGCAATGGCGTCGAGGATGTCGACGCGCTCGGTTCCGACACCGATCGTCTCGATTGTTTTCGGATTGTCGGTCAGCGAAGAGGTGGCCGATGCGAATGCGTTGAGGGCGTCGAGCTTCATCCGGTCGCGCTTGCGGCGCACGGCCTTTGCCATTTCGTCGGCAAGCGCCGCCTGGAGGCTCGGCCCCATCTTGCGGACATCCTGCGCACGGAAGGTCGTCGACGCCTCGAAATCATCGGTCAGCAGCGTGATCATGTCGAGGTTGATGTCGGAAAGCTTGACCTTCTGGATCGCGCCGGACAGCTTGTACATCTCGATCCGGCCGCCGACGACCGGGAACTTGACGGTACCCGCGCCGCCTTCGCCGCGCATCATCGTGCCGTCAAGATGGCCGCCCTTCGAGCTGTAGCGCGTGCGGACCTGGTCGCGGATCTTCTCGGTAAACCAATTCGGAATTCCAGGCATAAGAGCCCCCTGTCAAAGTGATGGACGAAATCACCGAGAGGGCCGATTAGCCGGAACTGCAGCAGGTCCGGTGAAGGATAGCCACTGCGTCGTCCAGGTCGCTCCCGTCCGGTAGCGCAACGAATGTGCCACCGGGCGGGTGCCGTTCAGTGTGGGTCAGTCGGGGATCTGGCGGGCATAGTCCGCCTGCAGCTGGTCGTAGCTCTTCTGGTCGAACTTCGGACTACCCCAGGTGTTTTCCGGCAGCGCCGCACGGCGCGCCAGTTCCTTTCGCGGATCATGACCGCCTGGCGCAGGACTTTCCATACGTGGACCACTGCCGCCAGCAGCGCCGCCGGTGGCGGAACGTAGCCATTCGAAGAAGCGATGCCCCTTGGCGCTGTCGCCAAGCATCGCCTTCGCGAACTCGGCGTCATCCTTCGACAGGCCGCCACCTTCGGCGCCTCGCGCGACCATGGCGTCGAGGAACGCGTAGTTATCGTTCATGCGCTTCTCGACGGCTTGCTGCTGCTCTGCTTGGGGCAGGTGCCTGGAAGCCTCGGGCACCAGCGCTGCGCGCTCCGCCTTTTCATCGACAACGGGCTCCAGGAGACCCATCTCGGCCGAGACGGACATGAACTCGTGTACCAGCGCCTGGTACTGCGGAACCGAGACTTTCAACTCCAGCGCCTTGTCGGACACCCGGCTGAAAAGCGGATCCTTGGTAAGGGTTTCGAGATGTGGCTTCACGACCTCGGAAACCTCACCCGTGAACTCCGCATACGCGTCTGGGGTCTCCGGCACGCCGTTGTTGGTGTCGCGCTCGCGGTACCCCTTCAGGGCATGCGCGAGCTTATCCATCGTCTCGTTCTGATCCTTGCCGAGCAGATGGTCCGGCATATCCTTGGGGCGATAGAAATCTCCGGCGGGCGGTCCGCCAGCGCCCGCCGGAGGATCCCCGGCCGATGGAGACGGCGGGGCATCGCCGCCAGCGGGACCAGGCGCCGGCGGATCACCTGCGCCGGCAGCGGGTGCGGCGGCCACAAGGGCTCCTCCGCCACCGCCCTCGGGCGCGTTGAAAACAATTCTCGACAAGAGGCTTTTCATGACCAGCTCCATTCTGGGTTCAGGATTTCTGCCGCGCTTCTCTGACCTGCTTTTCGCCATGCGCGATCGCGGCTAGGACCGCCTCGGCGAAACCGTTGATGCCCTGCCTGGTGGCCGCCGCCAGTGCCGTCTGCTCGATGGTCGCGCCGACGGCTCGGAATGGCTGACGGATGGAGATATCCATCATCCATTCGAACATCGCCTTGCCCTCGGGTGTGTTCGCCAGCCCCCACATGAACCGGGCGATATCGTCGCCGGGTTGCAAGGGGGCGTCCTGCAGGACGGGCTTGAACAGTTCTTCGAGGCTGTCCCAGCCGCCGCCGGCGACGCTCTTTTCGAGCAGGTCAAAGGGCTGCGCAGCACGCGCGGGCACGAAGGGGCCGGCCATTTATGCGGCCCTCCGCATATCGGCGACGGCTATATCCTTGATCGCGCCAGGTGCCTGCTTGGCCATCTCCGCCATCATCGCGGCCTGCAGCTGCTGCTGCCGGGCCTCCTCGATGTCCGCGACGATCTTCTTGCGATCATCGCCCTGCGGGATCAGATCCTTCTCGATCTGGAAGCCGTCGGCGATCTTGTCGATCGTCTTGTCGCGGTCGAGGTAGGCGGGCGCCATTTCAGGGCCAGCGAACGCCTGGATCATGTCCCAATAGTTCGCGATCGCCGCGATGCGGTCGGCATTCAGTGCCGCCTGCATCGGGGACCGCACCTTGACCGAAACCAGCAGATCGTCGATCTGCTGCATCTGCGGCATCATGCCGAATTCAAAGAGGATCTCGGCCGCACGCGGTACAACGACCGGCATGATCTCATTCACCAGGCGTCCGAACGCACCGATGTGGATGTTCGCCCGCTGTTGAAGGCGAGCGGCCATCTCACCAGCAGAGCGCGGCGTGCCCTCATAATCCGGCAGACGGGTATCGAACATCGCGTTTTTCACCTGCGTCTGCAGGTCGCCCGTCAGCATCTGCGCGACATTGAGGTTTCCGCTCGCAGGATCCAGCCGCTGCACGTCCGGCCCGAGCATGCCGCCTGTCGATTGCATCGACCAGAATTCGCCCGGCGCCAAGCGCACGGTGTTCGGGTTGAAGGTGCCGCCGGCGCGATAGCCCCAGATGCCCAGCATCGAGATTGCCGCGCTTTTCAACGCCAGCTCCTGCGCCTTGTTCAGCGTCTTGATCGTCGGGAGCGCCGTGAGAACGACGCCGCGCCCATAGGCTTCACCAGGGACGCGGTAGTAGCGTGGAACGGCGATCGGCTGGGTGCGATAGCGCTCATGCGAAATCAGCGCCGTCTTATCCTGCAGACGCACACCAAAATGCCACCCGGCGCCCTCGCGACCGTCTTTCCACCAGGTCTGGTGGACGGTGACGGGTTCCGATGGCTTCGTCTTCGCCTTTTCCTTGAAATCGCCGGTATAACGGCCATTCGGCCAGGCCTCGACGATCTGTCCCGCCTGCAGTTCCTGTTTCCAGTCCACGAAGGTAACGCGGCCGTAGCCGTCGACGTCGATCGCGAGCTGGTCGAACGGCAGGCAGCAGAACATGATCGGGTTGTTCGGCGTGCCTTTCACGGGTAGCAGCGCGCCGGTACCGACGGCGAGATCCACGCACATTTCGTGAATGGCCGTATCCCAGTCGCCGGCGAGAAAAAACGGATGGATCAGGCTTGAGGTGCGGGACAGCTCGACGTCGAACGCCTTTCGCTGGGCCGTGTCGAGGACCATGGCGGCGATCGGCCCGGTCTCCATCTCAAAGGTCGATTGCCCAGCCGGAAAAAGATCGCGCTGCAGGTTGCCGGCGAAGTACATGGCCGACATGGGCGCCGTCATATCGAAAAGCTTATCGGGCTGGCGAGGCCGTCCATTCACGCCGCCGGCGGGGCGCCGCATCGGCAGGGCGTAATCGTAGGCTTCCTGGTAGATCGTGCTCCATCCGGAGCGAGCGCCCCAGGTGTCATCGGTCCGCCGTTTCAGCCTGGCGACGTCGACGTTGAAATCGCCGTCCATCAGGCGAGCACCGAGCTTGCCGTGTCCGGACCATCCTCAAAAAGACGCCGGCCCCGCGGCGCCCGGCGCGTCGCACCGATCGCCTGGGTGTTGCGGTTCGCTTCCGCCAATTGGCGATCGTTCGCCACCTGCTGGAGCTGGCGGCTCTTCTCCGCCTCGGCCTTGGCTTGCTCCGCCCCCTTGTCCGACCCGCCACCGAACAGACCTTTCACAATCCCGCCCAT